ACCTAATTTTAAGCAAACTTGGACTCAGTTCTTATGGGATTATATGTTTTGGGTACAGACTGGAACAGCTTATCTTTGGACTCCAGGAAATGCATCAACCATCTCCGAGAACAATACGATACAATGGTTAAACCCTATTGGAATAGAATGGGATACAGATGTTATAGATAAATTGAAAGGCTTAGTGTTTTCTGAGGCAACCTATAAGGATATATTGAAAGGTACTGTAAAGTACAATTTAGGCAATGGTCAATCTAAAATAATTCCACTTGATGAGATAACTCCGTTTTTTGATTTATCTAACTCCATTGATGGAAACTTTTACAAGGGAGCTTCGAGACTCGACGCATTGTATAAAGTTATATCGAACTCAGAACAAGCTCTTGACGCTAAGTCTATCAATTTAGAATTTACTAAGAAGTTTATGGTTTCTGGGAAGAACTCAGACGACAATATTATGAACTTGGTTATGCCTGATGGAGAGAAAAGTTCAATAGAATCTTCTATGCGTTCTAACAAATCCGTTCACGCTGTAAAGACTCCTGTAAATATATCGAGATTTGTCGAGAATATCGCAAGTTTGAAATTAGACGATAGTTATTACAATGACTTTTTTATGATTGGATCTATGTACGGAATACCAAAGGATGTACTTGAGTCTGCTATTAGAGGGAACTCTACTTACGACAACCAAGAAAAAGCTATTGGTAGACACGTTGACTACGTAATGAAGCCTAAAGGTCAAATGTTAACTGATGAGTTGGAAGAGAAGTTTGGGTATGAAGACTTAAAAATGAGTTGGAGTCACTTATCATTTAATCAAGTATTTGAACTTCAGAAAGAAGCTGTTCTTAAAGCTAAACTTGACAATGCGATATTAGCTAAGGATAACGCAATAAACATAGAAGATTATGATATTTAAAAGTTACGACGACAATAAAGAGAAGTATAAAAAGCTAATGAAAGCTCGTGAAGAATACGATAAAAAGATTGCTGAACAAAAAATCATTAAGAAATGAATATATCTGAAATAGTAAAGAATAAGGCTGAAATCATATCTTTAAAGAAGGCTGAAATTAAGACTGTAAAAGGAGGATTGACTTCCGTATCTAAAACTTCTGCTATAAAAGGAATACACAAAGATAGTGAACTTAGCTTAGAAAGAACTATAGTAGGAAATACTTATCTTTGGATGGATTCTCACGAAGATGTTCACGCTAAAGGATGTTTCTCTAAGTCAATTAAAGAGAATAAGAATATATTCCATTTGCATGATCACGAGTTCAAGATAACTGCAAAAGTAGGTGAGCCATTAAAGGTTTATGAGCAGGAGATTGCTTGGAAAGACTTAGGAGTAGAAAGAGAAGGTAATACTCAAGCTCTTTTAATGGATACTGAGATAATGAAGGAATATAATTCTCAGATATTCGCAGAATATAAATCTAACAAGATAAATCAACATTCAGTTGGAATGGTTTATGTTAAGTTAGACCTAGCTGTTAATGATGAGGAGTACGAAGAAGAGCATAAAGTTTGGTTAGACAATATCGACGCTATTGGAAACAAAGAGATGGCTGAAGAAAAAGGATATTTCTGGTTAGTAAGAGAAGCTAAGTTAATAGAAATAAGTGCAGTTTTAATGGGTAGTAACGAACTTACTCCTACGATGCAAGAAAATAAGGAAGCCGACGAAGTCACTTCAATACCCGAGCCGACAGAAGTCACTCAAAAGAGAAGAAATATTTAACAATTAAACAGAGAAACTTATGTTTATTTACAAAGGGCAAGATGCCATTGACAAAATGACTCCGACTGAAGCAGACGCTTACCAAACGGAAAAAAGAGCTTTTGAACAAGAAGCTACGAACAAGCAAATTGCTGACGCAATTGTAAAAGCTAATGAAGTTTTTGAAGCTAAGTTCAAAGATGCTAACGAGCAAATCGCTAAGCTAAAAGAAAACGCTACTGTGATTGAGAAGTCAAGAGTAGTTGGATTAAAAGAAGAGCTAGAAGCTAACAAAGCTGTATTAAAGGAAATTGCAGGCGGAATTTCTAACAAAGAAGTTGTTGTAAAAGCACTTTCTAATAGAGCCTCTATTGCTAACAACGAGCAAGCATATGATTTACCAGATGTTGGTCAATTAGCTACTCGTAAATTATCTATGTACGATATTTTTCCAAAGTTGACTATCGGTGATGGTAACAACAACGGAGTAATTCGTTACTACGATTGGGACGAAGCCACTATCGTTAGAGCTGCTGCTGCAGTTGCTGAAGGAGTTGCTTTTCCAGAATCTACTGCTAAGTTCAAAAAAGGAAGTGTTGCTATCCAGAAAGTTGGAGATACTTTACCTGTAACAGAAGAGTTCTTCGAAGATGCTCAAATGTTTGCTGCTGAACTAGGAATGTTCATTGACACTAACGTTGCGTTAGAGGTTGATAGACAATTAGCTCTTGGAGATGGTACAGGAAATACAATTACAGGATTAGTTGCTTCTGTTGACGCTTATGTACCTGCTGCTGCAGGAATTGCTGATGCTTCAATCTACGACTTACTTGTAAAAGTTTCTGAGTCTATTACTGCAGGAGGTGGATCTAAGTATATGCCTAACTTCGCAGTTATGAATATTGCAGATATCAACAAAATGAAGTTGAAGAAAGATGCTAACAACAATTACGTTATGCCTCCATTTGTAACTAGAGATGGTTCAAGTGTTTCGGGTATTACTGTAATTGAAGCTAACATTATCACTGCTAACACATTGGTTCTTGGAGACAATCGTTTCGCTAGAATCTATGAGAAAGGTGGAGTTGAAATGTCAAAAGGATATTCAGGAACTCAGTTCGTTGAAGACGAAATGACATTGAAAGCACGTAAGAGAATGGCTTTCTTGATTAGAGCTGCTGATAAAGGTGGATTTAAGAAAGTAACTTCTATCTCTGCTGCTTTAGTAACATTAGCAACATAGTAATATGAAAAAAGTAGAGTTTGTAAAAGACTTTGCTGCCAAGAAAAAAGGAGATGTAGCTGAGTACGATGGTCAATTGGCTTCGTACTTGGTGCATACCGAAAAGGTGGCTAAGTATTGGAAAGAAGAACCTAAAAAGAAGTAAATGTATTTAATAGACCAAACATATTTTATTAAGCAATACAACATTCCAAATCTTAACGAGATGGATAGTGACGTCTTTAGTAATCTAGAGCAATATATTGACAAGGATGTTAGGTCATTACTTAGAAACGCTTTAGGATATAGCCTTTTTAAAGATTTAGACAGTAATATTACAGATGGAGTTCTTGATGTAGGCGCACCTCAGAAATGGCAAGATTTCGTTAATGGAGTTGAATATGTGAAGGATAATAAGACCGTTAAATGGAAAGGAATTGCTTACGAGGAAGGATTATCTAAAACTTCACTTTTAGTTCCTTACATCTATCACAATTGGCTCAGAGACAACATTAGTCAAGTAACAGGAGTTGGGGAAAAGGTAATCTCTGCACAAAATGCGGTAAATGCCAATTCTAATCAACGCATAGTTGCGGCTTGGAACGACTTTATGGATATGTACCAAGGAGATTATCGTTACAGCAGAAAAGAAACGTTTTTTCTTAGAGGAGTTCGTTTTACTGATTGGTTAGGAGACAACTATGATGAGGATGTTCCTTTAATAATATTCTTGGAAGACAATGACGATACATACACTGATGCTTTAAAGGTGACTTACGTTAAGCAAAATCAATTAGGTATATGATTATAGTCGAGGACATACTAAAAGAGATATTCTCACAACTTCCTGCTATAAAAGATAGCAACTCTGTAGATTTTTTACCTAAGTTTAATTGGGGATCTCAGAATACGCTAAACCTATACCTGTCTCAGTTCAAAAAGAGTGTTAAATACCCTCTAATTTGGCTAACAGAGACCGTTGATGAATCAGATATTTATGCTCACAAGTTAGAAAAACCTGTTAAGTTAATTTTAGCTAAGCAGTCTAATCATCCTAATAACACTAATCCTGTAATATGGGAAACTGAGTTTAGCAGCATTTTAAATCCTTTATTAAAGAATGTGATTACTTCTATTGAAAAAAGTGGAGTTACTTCTATAAAAGATGGTAAATACAAAGTTACTAGGTTAGCTAATTATAGTGAGAACGAAGGTGCTGATGCTAAAACGATAGATAATTGGAATGTAGTAGTTTTTGAAGCTACAGTTATCTTTAGAGAAAAGGCAGATGGAACTGCAAAATGTATAAATACAATTAAATTCTAATGAAGGCAAATAAAAAAAGAGTAGAGCTTAAAACGTTTAAAGTATTAACTCCATTTACTTACGATAGACCGTATAGAAAAGGAGACTTTATTGTATTGAGTGATGAAAAAACAATTGAAAAATTAATTAATAATAAAATCATAAGATAATGATAACAGGACTAAACGTATTAAACTGCTCATCTTCAGATGTGGTAGGTACAGGATTAGCAGGTTGCAGAATCGATAGAAAACGAGTTGTTGCTATTGGATTGCTTGCAAAAGGAACGGTTTTGTCAGGAGATGTAGACAAAGCTTACATTCAGAATTTACAGCAATTAGGTAAGCTTATTTACCTTAAAGGAGTAATTACTTTTGCTGACAATACTCCTGACCCAACAATTATAACAAGAGAAGGTTCTGGATATAAGACATTAGTGTCTGAGCTTCCTTACGAGTATCTTGCTACTTTTGACAACGGTCAAAACTTTCAGAAAGCATTAAAGTCTATTAGCGGAAATGGTAATTACGACCTAGTTTTATGGGATGTTGATGATGTTATGTGGTTAACTCAGAATCTTGCAGGAGATGTTAAAGGTTTTGCTTTAGGTATGCACAATAGCGGTAAGTATGTTGGAAACGATGGAACTAACGCAGCTTCTCAAACTTTAATGTTACAACTTACTGAAAGAAGTGAAGTTGATGAGAGAATGAGCTTTGTTACTCCAGATGATTTCTCTTCTAATGATATAGATGGCGTTAACGACGTTAAGATTACAATCGATCCAATAGTTGCAGCTTCAACAACAATTGTTTTTGCTCCTTATTTAATCGATGGAAGCCATTTAGTAGAAGGGTTAGCTCTTAGCGATATAAGAGTTACTAAAAATGGAGCTATTGTAACTCCTACTAATCTTTCTTACGTTACTAACGAAGGCAAAATTACTGTTACTGTAGCTGCTCACGTTGCTGCTGATGCTATTACAGTTCAATTATTTGATTCTGTTTTGGTTAAACCAGTAATACTATCTCCTGCAGATGTATTATATAAATCAAATATAGCTACTGCGGTTGTTACAGCATAATATTTTTTGTTTGTGATTACTTTAAAGGGAGTGGGTTAGTTCCTGCTCCTTTTTTTTTATCTTTATAATTATGACTATAAGAGAATATCTTGATAACGCAATTTTAGTAGAAAGTTACATTTTAGAAGAGACTTCTAAGGCTGTGTATAAAAACGAAGTTGAAATAATAAAGTTAAATACAGAAGACCAATTATACACTAAAGGAATTAACGTTAACGGAGGAATACTTGGTGTTTACTCTGGTAATCATCAACCTACTGCAAATTCATTATTAAGAGGATTCCCTAAATTAGCAGGTAGCAGATACAATTTCTTGGATTCTGGTAGATTATTTAATGATATGGAAATAAGCGTATCTAATAATCAATTGACTATATCTAATACTGATACAGGCAACAAACTTTTAGAGTTGTATTCTATCACAGGCTCTGAGTTTATAGGGTTAACAATAGAAAATCAGCATAGGCTTAACTACGAGATAATTCAACCAGAATTATTTACCTTTATAAAAAAATACCTATGACAATATATGATAATATAGAAACTCTTCCTTTGTACAATTGGGATAAATACCTAAGCACTAAAGATACTAATTGGTTCAGAAATGATTTTGATGGGAGGCAAAGTAAGCATGAGCCATTTTTAAAGGAAGAGGAATCTATATTAGAGGAATATTTCACTGCGATTAACGATAGGTCTTTCACTATAAAATTGCAGAAATGGGCAAAGATAAACAATTTAATGACTAAATACAACGTAGTTAATGCGTTATTAGATAGGTTTTCGATGGGATTTGCCGACATTCAATTAGAAATAAGATTGCAGTTTGTTAAGCAATTAAAGTTACATGGATTTAAAATGTCAGAGGTAAATACCCCAGAAGGAGATGTTGAAGATATAATTAGAATTAGACAAGAGGTTCAAGGTATAAAGACAAAGATAAAACTGTTAGAGCAAGAGTTAAAAGACGATGGTAGAAAAGAATCCGTATCGCTTCAAAGGCAATTGCAAATAGCTACTATAGGACTTAGTTACCCTTACAGGTTAAATCCAAAAGAGATATCTGTAGCTGAGTGGATTGAAATATGTAAAATGTTAGAAGAACAAAACAAATAACTATGGCAAATGCAATAGATTTAGTAGTAGCTCAACAAGCACTCGACCAACTTAAAAACTTAATTGCACAGTTAGATTTAGTAGACGCTAAAATGACCGCTATTTCTGCTAATGCTATAACATTAAGTGCTAATGCAGGAAAAGTAACTACTCCTTCTGGAGGGTCTACTAACGCAGGAGCAAACTCAAGTGTTAATACAGAATTAGCTAGTCAAACCGCCCTTAATAAAAAATTAGCAGATAGCATAGCTCTTTTACAAGCTAAATATACAGAACTTACAAGAGTAACTGCAACAGGTACAAAAACTCTACTCCAAGAGCAAGCCGCTATTAGAGAGAAGTTGAGATTGGCAACTCTTGTAGCAAAAGGAGTTAACGATGAAGTTACTGCATATCAAAAGTTAGATGCAGAATATAAGAAAGCTGTTTTAGCGGCTAAGCAGTTAGGTGCTGTTCATGGTTCTACTAGTGCTATATTCTTAAAAGAAGCGTCTTCTGTAAACAAATTAGCAGATGAATTAAAAGCAATAGATGGAAAGCTAGGCAATCATACTCGAAGTGTAGGTAATTATGCTAGTGGCTGGAATGGCTTATCAAACTCTATTAATCAGTTAACTAGAGAAGCTCCTGCTTTTGCTAATAGTATGCAAACAGGTTTTATGGCACTTTCTAACAACATACCAATACTTTTTGATGAAATAAACAATTTAAAGTTAGCGAACAATCAGTTAACTGCTAGTGGTGCAAAGTCAAAATCAATATTCACATCTTTAGCAGGTGCTTTTTTTTCATGGCAAACTCTTTTAAGTGTAGGGGTTACTGTTCTTACTATATACGGTGCTAAAATAATAGATTCTATAACTGGTTCTGATAAAAGAAAAGCTGCTTTAGAATTAGAAAAAAAGGCTATAGAAGAAAAAACTTCCGCAGAAAAAGATGCTTTGAACGTACTAGCTAAGTATCAATCAGAAGAAATATCTCGTAGTCAACTACTATTTGAAAAAGCCAAGAACTTAACTTTGACCATGGAAGAAAGGCTAAAGGCAGTAAAAGAACTTCAAGAGAGGTATCCTGATTACTTAGGTAAATTAAAGTCTCAAAAAATATTAGCAGGAGATACTGCCGATGAAGAGCAAAGACTAAATGGAGCTTTAATACTTAGAGGAAAGGCGTTAGCTTCCCAAGAGTTATTGGCTAAGAATTCGTTAGAGCAAATGAAAGCTCAAGTTGAATTTGAAAAGGTGGCTCAAAAAGGCTTTGCGGAAATGCAAAATCAGTTAAATCCTGACAAATCAATAAAAAATCTAGAAAAATATAACAGAGCTAGTTACGAATCTGCAAAAGCCACTAACTTAGCAAGTATAGAGCTTAATAAAAAACTAGACCCATTAAAAAAAGAAGAAGCAGTTCTTTTATCTGTTTTTAACGCAAACGCAAGTTATTTAGATATAGTAAAAAATAGTACGGCAACAAATAAAAAAGACTCTTCTGTTACAAGGGAAAAAATAGAATCTTTTAAAAGCGAACTTATAGCTAGAGGAGGTTTACTTTCTCAATTAGATTTAAGCATAACCAAACTAGAAAAAGAAAGGCAAGCTGTTTCTAGTACTTCTGACCAATACGCACTATATACTGCTCAGATAAACGCTTTAATAAGTAAAAAAAAGGAAATAGAAAAAGGTTTGTTTGTAGACTTTCAAATAGCTATCCCAGATCAAGTGCCTACAGAATCTCAAAAAAAGCTTGTTGATTCTTGGAAGAATACATATAGAGACATAGCCATTGTTGCTATGAAATCTGCAAGCATAATAGCAGATGCGACTCAAAGAAGATTCGACAGAGAGTTTTTAATGTTAGAAAAGCAAAAGGAAATAGCTATAAAGTACGCAGGTGATAGCGAAGTTGCTAAAGACCATATAGAGACTTTATACCAAGAAAAAAGGAGTAAGCTTAACTTTAAGGAAAATCAAGCAAAAAAGAAGCAAGCTTTATTTGAAATAGCTATAAATACGGCATCCGCTGTTGTAGAAGCACTTCCTAACATACCTTTATCTATAGCTGTAGGTGCTTTAGGTTTAATAGAACTAGGCGTTGTCGCAGCCTCTGAAATACCTAAGTATTTTGAAGGAGGTACTCACGATGGCGGTTTTATGATGGTGAATGATGCTAAAGGATCTAACTACAAAGAAACAATCGTTACTCCAGATGGTAAAATAATAAAGCCAGAAGGTAGAGATGTTGTAATGAATGCGCCAAAGGGGACTCAGATTTTTACA